CCTAAAGTATGATGAAGCAGAAATGATTATTAATGGATTTGATGATCCAGAAGGTTATAAAGACGAAAGATTTTTACCAATTATTTATGAGTTAGACAAAAGGTCCGAATGGACTGACAGAAAGAACTGGAGAAAAGCCAATCCGGGTCTTGGGACTATCAAGAAAACAGATAACTTAGAAACTAAAGTTCATAAAGCGCAAAATAATCCTTTATTAGTCAAAAACTTACTAACTAAAGATTTTAATATTAGAGAAACATCTTCTGAAGCATGGTTAAACTTTGAAGAATTAAATAATACAGCAAACTTTGATGTTGAGGGATTGAATCCTCGCTATGGCATCGGAGGGACTGACTTATCCAGCACTACTGACTTAACTGCAAGTAGTGTTCTTTTTATGCTTCCAGATGATCCAACAATATATTGTTTATCTATGTATTGGTTGCCAGAAGATTTATTAGAGCAGCGTTCCAGAGAAGATAAAATACCTTATGACCAATGGGTTGATCAAGGGTATATGAGAACAACTCCAGGCAATAAAGTGCATCCTAAATTTGTTACTCAGTGGTATTTAGAAGTTCAAAATGAATTAGATATTTATATTCCCTGGATTGGGTACGATAGCTGGTCCGCTAATTACTGGGTTGAGGAAATGCAAGGTCATTTCGGTAAAGAAGCAATGATTCCAGTTATCCAGGGCAAAAAAACATTATCAGGTCCGATGAAACAATTAGGGGCCGATTTAAAAGCCCATAAAATTAATTATGACAACAATCCAATAACTAAATGGTGTTTAAGTAATACATCTGTTGATATAGACAAAAATCTTAATATACAACCAGCAAAGCAGCGAAACCAAAGAAAAAGAATAGATGGTACAGCCGCTATGCTTAATGCTTATGTAATACTTCAAGACAAAATGCAGGATTATGAAAACATGATTTAGGGAGGTGATTATTTGGGATTATTCAGTAAGATAAAAAATGCTTTTAGTAATAAAAGCCCAACTAAGACAGGAATAAAACTAATAACTCAAAGAGGCAATGGTTTTTATGCTTGGAATGGCGAATTATTTGAGTCTGACATTATACGGTCCTGCATAAGGCCAAAAGCTAAAGCGGTAGGTAAATTAAATGCTAAGCATATAAGAAAAACTAATGATGGTCTAAAAGAAAACCCAGATGTTTATATGAGGTTTCTGCTTGAAGAACCAAACCCTTATATGACAGGTCAATTACTGCAGGAAAAAGTTACTAATCAATTGCAACTCAATAACAACGCTTTTATTTTAATTGTTAGAGATGATTTTGGTTATCCAGTTGAATTATATCCGGTTCCAGCGACTGGGGTAGAAGTTCTTTATGAGCAAGACGAGATGATGCTCAGGTTTACTCTTAAGAATGCTAAATTCCTGACAGTTCCTTATAAAGATGTTATTCATTTGAGGCAAGATTTTAATGAAAATGATATTTTTGGAGCGCCGCCTAAACATGCCATTGAGCAATTAATGGAAGTAGCAAACACAACTGATCAGGGAATTATCAAAGCAATTAAAAACGGAGCAATTATAAGATGGCTGCTTAAATTTAAATCTAAAATTAGGCCAGAAGATAAAGAAACAGAGCTCAAAAGTTTTGTTGATAATTATTTGTCAATTGAAAACGAAATAGGCGCTGCGGCAACAGACCCTTCCTATGATGCTGAACAGGTAGAACCAAACGATTATGTTCCTAATGCAGCGCAAATGGATAGAACAACCGTCAGAGTGTATAACTTTTTCGGGACTAATGAAAAGATTATTCAGTCAAAATATAACGAAGATGAATGGAATGCTTATTATGAAGCAGAAGTTGAACCTCTTGCTAAGCAAATGAGTCAAGAATTTACAAGGAAGTTGTTTAGCAGAAAAGAAAGAGGTTTTGGTAACAAAATTATCTTTGAAGCAAGCAGTTTACAGTATGCTTCAATGAAAACAAAGCTTAATCTACTGAATATGGTTGATAGAGGTGCCTTAACTCCTAATGAGTGGCGTGAAATTATGAATCTCGGCCCAATTGAAGGCGGAGATAAAGCAATCAGAAGGTTAGATACAGCAGAAGTTGAGGGAGGTGAATTTGTAGAAGATGAAGATACCGATTAAAGGAATAATTGTAGCAAATGATGAGAAATGGATTTATGAATTGTTTGGCTATGAAGTCACAACTCCCAAAGATGTAGATCAGCTGCTTAATGAAGTTGATAATGAAGATTTAGAAGTTTTAATTAATAGCCCTGGGGGTGATGTTTATTCAGGGTCTGAAATCTACACAATTTTAAAAGATCATGCAAATAATGTAGATGTAAAAATTGTCGGTGTAGCAGCAAGTGCAGCAAGTGTTGTTGCAATGGCCGGTGATAGTGTAAAAATATCTCCTACAGCTCAAATAATGATACATAATGTATCGAGTGGAGCTCAAGGTGATTACAGAGAGATGGAGCACCAGGCAGAAGTTTTAAAAAACTACAACAAGTCAATTGCTAATGCTTATCGGCTCAAAACAAATCTTTCAGAAGAAGAATTGCTTGATTTGATGAATAGCGAAAAATGGTTAAATGCTCAGGAGGCTAAATCAAAAGGATTTGTTGACGAGATAATGTTTGACGAAGGAAATAAATTAGCTGCTAGTTTTAATACTAACGATGAAGTTATGTTACCACCTAAAGTAGTGAATAAGCTGAGAGATTTACTCAAAGATAAAGACTTAGAAGAAGAAACCGAAGAACAGGCTGATAATAAAGACAAAAGCATTTATAAAGCTAAATTAAATTTATTAAAACTCAAAAGGAGTGGTGTTGAATGTTAACAAAAGAAAAGTATTTAGAGAAACGAGAAAATTTATTAAATGAGGCTGGAGTCCTTATAGAAAATGAAGATGTAGAAGGTTATGAAGCTAAAGAAAAAGAAATCAAAGAACTTGATGAAAAGTTTGAGAAAGTTGCAAAAGCCCAGGCTAATATGAACGCTTTAAAAGATAAAGAGCCTAAGAAAAATAACTTTATTGTAGATGACAAAATTGATAACAAAGGAGATGAAGATTTGAAGAATGGTGACAAGTTCGCTTCTGTTGAATACAGAAAAGCTTTTATGGATTTTGCCAAGACTGGAAGCATGGAAGAAATCCCTGAAAAGTTTCAAAATGTAGATCAGGTAACTACTACTTCTGATGCTGGTGCTGTAATTCCTACCACAATCATGGAAGAAGTTATCGACAAAATGGAAGAATACGGCCAGATTTTCAGCCGCGTTAGAAAAACTAACATTAAAGGTGGAGTGCAAGTACCAATAAATTCACTCAAACCAACTGCTCAGTGGATCGGAGAAGAAACAACTTCTGATAGACAAAAAGCTGATATGAGCGACAAAATTACATTTACTTATTTTGGACTTGAATGCCGCATTTCAGTTTCTTTGCTTGCTGATGTTACCACTTTAAGCGTATTTGAAAATACACTTACTGAGCTCATTGTTGAAGCTATGATTAAAGCAATGGATAAAGCTATTATCAGCGGTTCTGGAGCTGGTCAACCTCTTGGAATTACTCAAGATGGTAGAGTTCCTACAGAAAATGAAATTACATTATCACCTACAGATTTTGCCGAGTGGGAAGGTTGGAAAAAGAAAGTATTTGCTAAAATTCCTCTTGCTTATCGTGCAGGTGGTTCATTTATTATGGCAGCTGGAACATTTGAAGGTTATATCGACGGAATGACAGACGCTAACGGCCAGCCAATTGGAAGAACTAATTATGGAATCACAAACGGTGTTCAAGAAAGATTTGGAGGCCGCGAAGTGTTGCTTGTGGAAGATGATGTTATTTCTCCATATGAAGCTGCTGCTACCGGCGATGTTGTTGCTGTATTCTGCAAACTATCAGATTACACAATCAACTCCAATATGCAAATGACCATGTATCGCTGGACCGATCACGATAATAACGAAAAAGTTGACAAAGCGCTATTAATTGCTGACGGAAAAATTCTTGACCCTAATGGAGTAATCATTGTTAAGAAAGGTGCGTAAGTAAATATTTAAAAGGGCTGGCAAATGCTAGCCCTTTACTAATTAAGGAGGTTAAATTATATGAATAGCTGTAAACATAATTTAGGACAGAAATTAACAAGTGACTCGAGTTCTTTAAGTGTAGATCGCGGGTTTATCGCTCATTATGATTTAGGTCCAGTTGAAGCTCAAGACATTGCAGGCGTTTTAGGCTCTACATCCTTAACTTCTCAAACTCAGACTATTACATCTGGGATTACTGATCCTAATGTTCCTAGAAACTTAAAAATTAAAGCTAATGCAGCAAGTGTGGCTGGGGATATTGTA